AGTGATGAGATCGCGCAATACCAGTGGCCGAGCGACTGGGGTTTTTATCGTCAGCCGCCGGCGGTGCTCGAGCAATTTGATGAGCGCGGCCAGTTGTCCGGTTACGCCGTCAATCCGTTAACCGAGAATTTGCGCAATCTGCGCGCTGGCTACTACACCCAGCAGCTCGCCGGCAAGTCGCGCGCTTGGATCGAGTCACGCTTGATGAACCGCGTCGCTCTCGTCGTCGAGGGCCAGCCGGTGTGGCCGATGTTCCGCCGCGAGTTCCACGTTGCCAGAGATCCGCTACGGCCGGTCGAGAACCACGATGTCATGGTCGCCCTCGATTTTGGGCGCGTCTATCCAGCGGCCATTTTTGCGCAAGAAATCAATCAGCGCATCTATGTCCAATACGAGATCTTGGGCTTCAATGAACCGGCGAGCACGTTCGCGCCGCGGGTGCAGCGGTTTCTCACCCAACATTATCCGGAGTTCAATGTACGCTTTGTCGGTGATCCGAAAGGTGCAGATCGAGGGCAGGCGACCGAGCAATCGTCCTACGATATTTTTAGGTCGCATGGCATGCCCGTTGCGCCGGCGCCGGTGAAGCAAAACGACATTGCCACTCGCACCGAGGCGGTCGCCTACATCTTGAACGATAATCCGCGCGGTCACAATAGATTGGTGATATCGCCGTTGTGCCGCACATTGATTGTCGGCATGGCCGGGCGTTATCACTTGGTGCGGGAAGAGGACGGCGAACTAAGACCAAAAAAGGACAAATATTCGAACCTGTGCGACGCGTTGCAATATCTGTGCCTAGGGCTCGGCGAGGGCCGCCGCATGGTGGGCTTGCGTCCGATCGGCACGGTGACGCCGGCCATGATCCGGCACGGCCGCAAGACCATGCGGAGGATCAGCGCATGATCGACGGCGCAGAAAAACTCACGATCGAGGTTTTGGTTTTCAAACACTCAATCATTGCAATGACAAGTCTGCCGTTGTTTTATCCGATCAGCTATCAACCATGCCATATCGAACAATGGTACATGCCGGAACCGGCCAATGGTCGCTAATGAGCTCCCCGACGCCGTCGAGCCGGCTTATTGGAACGTGGTGTTTCATCCGAGCCAAAGCCGCCTGGCGCGGATATTTCTCGGCCGCTTTCAGCACGTCTCGGCATTTACCTATGTGCCAGGCTTTGGCGCCTGGATCATGTACGACTGCCAATGGGGCGGCATTCGCATCGGGCTTATTCCGCGCCTCAATGTGCTGGTCGCCTACACCCGCAATTGCGCCGTGGTCAAATTTGATCGCGTCTATAAGCCATTCGCGATCTGGTCGCGGTTCGGCTTCTATTGCGTGCCGGCAATCAAGCAATTGCTTGGTTTATCGTGCGTTGCCGCAACTCCCGACGAGCTGTACCGCCATTTGATCAAACATGGTGGAGAGCTCATAAGTGGTCAGTGTGTCCACACCGCCGCCGCCGCCGCCGGATCCGATGTTGCAGCAGGAACAGCAACAGGCACAGGCTAATCTCGTCACGTCGTTGGGTAAGGAAAGCCAGGGCGACATGGCTAGTCTGATGGCGCGCTATGGCTCGCAATTGGCGCTGGCCCGCGGCCAAGCCGGTGCCTACGGCACGCCGATGGCGGCACCGCCCGGCAAGGGCTAAACAATGGCAAGCAACGGCCACGCCAATCAACACCCGGCGACAACCAACGCCGCGCAGCAGGGCGGCGCGGTTTCGACCGGGCTCGGCAAGACGCTCGAACAACAAGCAGTGTCGCGGCTCGCCGCCTGCCGCACCTGGAAAAGCTACATCGAGCTCGACATTAAGGAATGTTATTTTTTCTGCACGCCGAACCGGCAGCGGCAGATCTCGTCGATGGTCATGCCGAGCCAGGCCCGCATGCTCGACGCGCCCGAGCTCAATACCGACCAGGCGTTCATTCTCACCCAGGATTTTATTACCGCGATCATCAATGCCTACATGCCCGAGGCCGAGCCGTGGGCCGAGCGCAGCCGCGGCATGTTCGTTGCGCCGCAAGTGTGGGACAAGATCAAAGACCGCGTTCGCGCCGACGACAAACTGATCTTTGAGGCAATCCGCACCTCGAATTTTTATCCCGAAATTGCTAAGTCGTTTAATCCCGATCTGGCGATCGGCGCCACCGCGGTTTGGATCGACCGGCCGCATCCATCGATGCCGATCACTTGCTCCTGCATTCCAATCCGCGAGCTCGAAATCGATCTCGGCCCCTACGGCGAAATCGATACCCGCTTCGCCGTGCGCTACACCCGCAACCACTACGTGAGGGAATTGGTCGGCGAGGAAATTTGGGCCAACATGGAACCGCAATTGCGGGAAAAGGCCGACAATTCGCCGAACGATCGTACCCAGGTCATTTGGGGTTTCTGGCGCGATTGGGAGGACAAGTCCGATGAATGTTGGCAGGCCGTCGTGCTCCTGCAAAATCGCCTGATCCACGACAACATTCTCAAAGGCGAAGGATCTTGCCCGCTGATTGTGGCGCGGTTTAATCCGACCGCGGATTGGCCGCACGGTCACGGCCCGATGTACCAGGGCTTGCCGACCTTCCGCCAGGTCGACGAGCTCGAGCAGATGCGGATCGAGCACGCGACACTGTCGTTTAAGCCTCCTATTACATACCCCGATGACAGTTTCGCCGCCGTGGAGACCGGGGTCGAGGAAGGCATGGCCTATCCGATCCGGCCCGGCTCCGAGGGCGCGGTCAAGCCCATCTACACTCCACCGCCGCCTCAAGTTGCCAATTACCAATACGAAGAAAAGCTGAAAGACTTACGCAAACTATTCTTTGTCGATCACCCCGAACAGACCGGCGATACGCCGCCGACCGCGACGCAATGGATGGACGAGCTCGCCCGCGCGCAGCGCCGGCTCGGCACGCCCGGCATGTCATTCTGGCGCGAAGGGCCGGCCGCCTATTTTCTGCGCTTCAAACACTTGCTCGAGGTCGCCGGCGTCATTGCGCCGCTTCGCGTCGACGGCCGCGCCGTCGCGACATTGCCGCGCAATCCGGCCCAGGCCGCCGCCGAGCAACAAGACATCGTTAAGACGATGCAACTTGCAACCTACCTGGCGCAGACATTCCCCGAGGAATTTAAGATGTATATCGACGGCGCCAAGACCATGAAAGAATTGCTCGATAAGGCGCGCGTCACCTTGATTAAGATGCGCGATCCGGCGCAAGTCCAAGCGACTGTCGAGCAGATGTCCAAGATCCTGCAACCGCGGCCAGTCGGCGCGCAGCCTGGCGGGCCGCCAATGCTAGGGCCGGCGGCATAAATGAGTGAATTTTTAACAACGCCAGAAATCGACGAAGCCTGGGATCGCATCGCGCGCACTCCTGACGGCGGCATCATTTACCGACATTTGATGAAACTGTTGCTTGAGGTTTCCAATGACGAGCGTGCGTTGCCGCGCAATGAGGGGGCGCGCAGTCTCGCCCACAATTTAATGCGGTTAATGGCAAACGGCATCGTCGATAATGACAGATATTGCGTCGCCTTCCCTAGCGCCAAACCCGAGCGCACCGATCAACGCGCCGCCCGCGGCGCCGGCCCCAGGATTGGCCCCGAACATTTCGTCCCCGGCTACGACATCGACCGCACCGGCGTCCCCTACGACAACCGCACGTCCGGCGGCACCGGCACAACCGGCACCGGGTCCAACGGGACCGGCGGCGCGACCTGATTGGTTGCCAGAAAGCTTTGCCGATCCGTCAGCGTTCCGCGCTTCCTACGACGAGCTCGCCGCATTTAAGGCCGCCGATACGGTGCGCCGCTCGACGCTGCCGCCATCACCTAACGACTACAAAGCCGAACTGCCGGCCGATTTCAAAGTGCCTGACGGCGTCGCGTTCCAGTTTAACGCTGCCGATCCGTTGCTCGCCCAGGCGCAAACTGTCGCCCATCAAGCCGGATTGAGCCAAGAACAATTCTCCCAATTGCTCGGCATCTATGCCGGCGGCCAGGTATCGTCGCAGCAACAAATTGTGACGGCGCGCAACGCCGAGATCCAAAAACTCGGTGCCACCGGGCCGGCGCGCGTCGACGCACTGACCACGTTCTTTCGCGGCTATCTCGGCGAGGCCGACGGCAATGCAGTAATGGCGCGCGCTTTCACCGCGGCCGACGTGGCTCGCCTCGAGAGATTAGTCGGCAAAATCAGCTCGCAAGGCGGCGCCGCGTTTCGCAGCAACGGCCGCGAACCGCCACAGCAACCGGGCCGCTTGTCGAGCGAACAGATCGCGAGACTTTCGCCGGCCGAGCGGCTGGATTATTCGCGTCAATTCGATCAATCGAAAATGCCCGCCTGGCGCGATCCGCGCGGCTAATTGAAAGGAACGAACGATGGCTGTTTCCAATCTGATAACGCTGCCGGAATACGCCAAGGGCTTTTCCGACGAGGACATCAGGAGAACAATTATTGAGATGTTCACCCAATATTCGGACGTGTTCGAGGTCATGCCGTTCGAGGGTTTGCGCGGCTCCAAATATGTCGGCTTCCGCGAGGCAGCACTTGCGGTGCCGGCGTTCCGCGCCGTCAACGAAGCATCGTCGACCGGGCACGGCATCATCCAGCCGTTCGACGAGGCGACCGCGATCATCGATCACGACATCGACATCGATCGCGCCATCGTCGATCGCCACGGACCTGAAAGAAGGAATTACGAGGAACGCATGGGGATCACTGCGTTCGCCCGTCTTTGGATCGACACTTTCGTCAAGGGCGACCGCTCGAGTAACGTAAGAGTATTCGACGGGCTCAATGTTCGCGCGCAGTTATTTGGCCGACTGTTCAACAACTCCACTGCATCCGGCGGCGCTGCGCTGTCGCTTCTTAATCTTGATCAAACAATCAACAACGTATCAAAGAAATCCGGCACCACCTATATTCTGGTGCCGTTCCTGTCGCTACCGCTATGGATCCAGGCGGCGCGCACCACGACGCTGACAGGTTTTGTCATGCAAACGTGGGACGAAGTGGGCATGCCAAAAATCAGTTACGGGGGCCATCGTCTGTTGTGGGGTTACCCAAAGGACGATCAGGTGCCGGTCCTGCAATTCAACGAGGTCGGCAACGGCGGCGGCTCGGCCGTCACCGCATCGCTCTATGTAATGACGCTCGGCGAGGGCATGTTGCGCGGCATCTATGTGCGCAATTTGACCCCGGAAGATGTTGGTCTATTACAAGACCGCAAGACCTATCGCACTCATATTTCCTGGGACGTGTCGATCGTCGATGAGCACAAATATTGCTTTGTACGGCTCACGTCTTGGACCAACGCGGCGATCGTCGCATAGGAGCAAACAAACATGGCCCGCAGAAATTACACATTTGACATCAATATGATGCTGGACGACGGCACCGGCGCGCATGCCGCCGGTGGTTACGGCCAGGTCGGCGGCTCGCAAGGCATTGTCGATCTCGGCGGCAACCAGGGCATCACCATCACGCTGCCGTCGATCGCCAACGTATCGACGCTGACCCCGCAACAGGCGCGCGGCGATTTTGCTTGCGTCGTTTACATTACCGCAATCACGCTCGCCGGCTCGGACATCTATAACCTCACTTTGGTCGGCTCAAATAGTCCGAGCTTTGCCTCGAACAACGTCAATCTCGGCGCGATGGCGTTCGGCCAGGCCGCGGCGTTTGTTTATCCCAACGCCGCAGTGACGGCGACGCCGCCCGGCACTTTCCCGTTGGGCTTCCAATACGAGATCTTGTTCACCAACGAAGTTGCCAACGTGCCTTACGAATATCTATCGCTGTATTTTTCCGGCACGTTTGGATCGATCACCGCCAAGGCTTACGCGGCAGTGTTGCCGAGAGAATAAAAAAATGGGGAAAGTACAGACCGGCGAGTTCTCGTCTTATTCGTCGAACTTGATCGACGAGCTCGGCAAGACAAAAAAGTTTCTTTGGGATCTCGGTCCCGAAGAACCGCTACTGCCGGAAGAACCGACAATGGAAGTCATGCCGGGTGATCCGCGCTATCAGCTCGAGCTATTGCGCCACAAGCGGGCGGTCAAGCGATACGAGGACGAACTCGCTATTTACGATCGTAACGAGCGCGAGTTTCAGCAATGGCACCGCAATATCCGCGGCCCGATCGAGCTTATCATGTGGTCATGCGACGCCGACGATGCGATGCGCAATGATACGCGCGCGGTTGAGGAAGGCCGCCAGCAACGCCGACGTTATTACATTTCGTCGAAAAACAGAGGCTTTGAGAAATTGCGCAATC